ACCATAGGCGGCGTTGACGGCGTTGCCGACGACCCGGTCGGCGGTCTGCTGCGGCCCGCCCTGCCCGGCAGCAAATGCGCCGTACCCCGAAGCGGCCGGGCTGGTGCCGCCGCCGGTGATCAGATTACCGTAAGCGTCGTAGCTCGTGGCTGTCGGCCAACCCTGAACATTGCTGGCAGTATTGGCGACATTGTAAAGACCACCCGTCTGTACCGGGTTCGGCCGGGTGGCGGCATATAGGTCCGGGTAGCCCTGCGTCTGCCACGGTGACGGCGGCGCATAATTCGGATATGCCTCGGAGTCGCCGTAGATCCGGCCAGCCTCTTTCAGCCCGCCCTCGAAATAAGGAAATTGTGCGGCCCCGGCCCGAGTTTCGGTCGAGGCCGTCGACGAGCCGGTCTGCTGTGAGCCTTTGCTACCCTTGCCCATTCTTATTCCCTCAGCCGGCCAAATCGCGGACCAGCACAACGTCGCCTGTCGGCGTGGCGCCCCAGGCTTTGGCCCAACCTCGCCGGCCTGCCGAAGCCACATGACTGCAGCCGGCCTGCTCGCCGTGCTCATCGAGCACCTCGACCAGACGTGGCAGCCAGGCCCGCATGTTGGTACCGCCGGCAAACAGCACTTCAAGGATGCGGCGACGCGGATATTGCTTGATCTCGGTTACAACAGCCGCCTCGATCGCACCGTCAACCTCACACACCCAGATCCCGACCTGGCCGCGCATCGCCATTGCCAGCAGATCGATGGGCTCGTAGCAGCCGGTGCGACTGGTCGCTTTGGCGAGCAGCGGCGCGATGTGGTGCCACTTGTCGCCGACCTCGTCGATCGGCGGCAGGCGCACCTCGACCCGCGGCAGGTGCAGCTTTACCCGTGGCCGCGGCTCGTCCCATACGGTGAGCGTCAACGCACCGCCCACATACCGGCCCAGCACAACTCGGCCGCCTGGTAATTCTGAAACAGGTAGTAGTCGGGGCGCCCGTCGATCGTCGCGGCCCCGGTGGGCAAAAGACGGATCGGGTAGGTCGCCGCATTGCCGGCGATGTCTTTGATCCGATAGGTCTGATCGGTGATGGTCGCGGCCGGCAAGGTGATCGTGATCGGCGCGGCGCTGGTGTTATTCACGTTGACCGAGGCCGCCGCTACGGTCGGCAATGTCGTCGAGCCGGTTACCGAGATGGGTGCGTTGGCGGCTGTCGAGGCTTGCCATTTGACGCCGTCCCAGCGCCAGGACTGCTGCCCGGACGTGAATACCTGCCCGACCGTCAATGCGGTCGATGGGAAGTCAAGCAAGCCGCGCTTCCATTTCCGCGAGGCGCTGTTGCAGGACGCCGATCAGTTCCTGCTGCTGCTGCATTGACTTGATCAACAGCGGCGTCAGGCGCCCGTAATCGATCATCCACGGCTCGAGCGCCGGATCGTCGCCGCCCGCATAGACCGCTTCCGGGTATACTGCCGCCACGTCCTGGGCCAGCAAACCCTGTTGCCGCCGCTCGTCACCGGCCATCAGGTACTCGGATACCTTGATCGCCATCAGGGCATCCAGGCCCCGGTTGCTCTCGACGATTTCACCCTTGAGACGAACATCGCTTGCGGTGCCGTAAGCCACCGCCGCTGCGCCGTTGCGCGTTATCGCCCCGAGTACCGTGGCGAACGGTGCGTCGAGAAACCATATGATCTTGGTTGTCGTATCCGCCCCGGTCGGGCCTGCTCCCATAATGACTACACCATCCCCGGCGGTGGCGTTGGTGTTGGTGAACTCGGCGATAAAATCATCTGCGCTCGTTACCCCGGGGGCTCGCATGCCCAAGCGCCGGCTGCTTCCGGGCGGTCCGATCAGCACCCGCCCCGCGCCGTCAACAGTAACGACGTTGGCCCCGACACTGCTGCTGTACATGTAGGTAGCGTCGCTGGCGCGCGACCAGGAGGTGAAACTGGCGTTAGCCTGATCACCGAGGTGAAACTCCGCAGTCGCGCCCGTCGTATAAACCGGGCCAACGACATGAAGTTTTGCTGCGGGGCCGGCTGTGCCAATGCCGAGACGCTGGTTGGCCGCGTCCCACGCCATCGCGCTTGAGGTGACGGTGGTGGCGCTGGCGGCGATCGGGAGCTGCCCCGCGACCATGCCCGACATATTGGCCGAGCCGGCGGCGCCTGTTGCCCCCGTAGCGCCGGTCGGACCTGTTGCCCCGGTCGGACCTGCCGGGCCGGTCGGGCCCGTCGCGCCTGTGGCGCCTGCCGGGCCGGTCGGACCGGCGGGACCTGTCGCGCCCGCCCCCGTGCTCGCACTTGTCGCGGAGGCATTGACGCCGCGCGCGATCTCGCGCAGCCAGGCTGCAGTGCCGGACGGCGGCTGATCCGGCTGGACCGGGACGACAAAGGTTGCGGTAGGGTCGGTGTGAGCCGCCATCAGCGCAGCATCCCTTCCGGCCGCAGGCTGAAATCTGCGCCCTGCAAATGCCGAAACTCCTGCGCCGCCGGCATGGCCATGCGGAAGCGGATATAGCGCCCGGTGCAGCGTTGCGGGCATTCGCCGAGCACATTGACCGAGACCGGCGGCTCCCATGTCACCGGGTCTTGCAGCCGCTCGCGGTGTCCGACCGCGACGGTGGCGACACCAGCATCGATCAGCGGGCGCACCAGATCGACCCAGGCGCGGCGGCCTGGTGCGGGCTGCAATTCGGCCGTCTCCAGGGTCGGCGCCATCGCCGCGCCGCCGCCGATGTTGAGCCGGTGATCCGGGTCGAAGAGCGACAACTGCATGCCGGTGTTGCCGGACCAGAACGGGTCGTCGAAGGATGGCTGGATTGTGTCGAGATCGCCGAATGCGTCGATGCCGTCTAGCGTGTAGCCGGTGCCGAACATGCTGGTGGTGAGCCACTCGACGTGCTGCGCCGGGTCGTCCAGCTCGACCAGCGTCGCTCGGCTGAGTTCCCAGTTGTAAACCAGCACCCGGTTGAGGATGCCGCCCGAGCCGATCGACGGGAAAGCCCACAAGATGCTGCGGGTGCGCGGATCGTTGGTGCCCTGCACCCGGTCGATATAGCCGTGGTCGACCAGCTTGTAGAAAGTGCGGTCGAATTTCTGGGCGCCGATCGGAAAGCTGGTCGAGCCGTCAAAAGCCGCAAAGCCGTCGCCCGAGAGATAGTACACCACCGGCTGAATATTCCCGGCTTGGGTGCGGGCGTAGCTGTTGACGATCGACAGCGGCGACACCGTCCCACTGCTTCCCAAGGCAGTCCGGTAGGAGAAGATCAGCGGTGGGCCGGTATAGTTGCCGGTGATGACGCCCCTCTCCATAAAAATGATTACATCAGCGCCGGTGGCGAAACCGCCGACCAAGCCGGTGACATTGCCGAGGTCGGTCTGTACGAGTTCTTGGTAGTCAGATTGAACGGAAATTGCGGTTGTGGTGCCCGGTGTCGGCCATGACGTAGGATCGTTGATCGATGACCACCACAAACGAAATGGCACCGCGCCGCTGACCGGATCGGTGGTGTTGCCGAAGAAAAGGAAATCCTTCACCACCGCGCAGTATTTGGCGATCGGCGCATCCGGCGAGAGTAGGCTGAAATGCGTGTCGGCCGGCAGCAACAGGGTCTGCGGCGGGTCGACGCCGTTGGTGGCGATGATGCGGTTGCCGAAGGACGTCATGCTCCAATGGCCGCCATCCGGCGTGTTGTAGGCACCGCCGGTGACGCGCGAGGCGTCGACAAAGGCGAGGCCGCCAGTCGGCAGCCGGTAGAGTTTGGTGCGATCGCCAGCATATATGCTGATGCTGTTATCCGGCGCCTTGACGCTGTAGCTGCCCTGGCAGCGGGCATCGAGCGTGTTGGTGCTGAGCGGCACGGCTGTCGGCATCGGGCCGTAGCTCTTTGCCGTCAGCGGGATGCAATTCTTGATCAGCGGCGAGCCCTGGTTCTGGAAATCGGCCTGATCCGGCAGCCATTCGGGCCACGGGGCGACGGTCACTGCACCGCCGCCCAGCAGTTCTCGCCGCCGCGGAAGATGATCTTTTGCATATTCTGCAAGGCGATCGACTTCGACGTGCCGCCGCACAGCGCGCCGTTCAAGTTCACTGCGCCGTCATGGGCATACAGATATGCCTGCTGGTTGGCGACACCGGCGGCGATCGAGGTGATCGATGTCGTCCCCGCGAGGTTGACCATCTGATATAGCGGCGAGAGGGTTATGCTCGCTGCGGTGGTGACGTTTGTCCCGCTGTTGGTCACGCCGATGATGTTGGCAAAATTGACGGTCGTGACGCCGGCCGGATGGTAGTTGATCGGCGTGACGGTCCCGATCATCTGGATGCCGTCATAGACGCCAGCTACCGACCCAGCCAGCCCCAGATCGATACCGGTGGCGATCGGAACCCCGGAAAACTGGGCACACTCGCCGCCGACGACGGTGCCGCCGCCGACGAAGCTGGGTTCGACGGCGCCGCTGAAGGTAATCCCGATCCCGGCCGGGGTGCTGGAGCACACGTGCGTCGCGGTAATC